GACTGCAAATCCTTTATCCCCAGTTCGAGTCTGGGTGCCGCCTCCAATATTTCTCACTTTTGATTCCCTTAGAAAACTCTTCCTAATACAGACTTTTCTCTATCTAATTTTTTATTGTTGTGTTTCTAAATGACTCTTATCATATTCTTTGTGGTTAATCCGTGGGTAAATCGTGGGTAAATTACCCACGGATTACACATCGTTATTGATAACTCAAGGTAAATAGATTTTATCCGATATACTTACTATTTGTAAACTAAAATATATGTCTGAATAGTAAGACTTTAGGGATAAAGGATTTAAGTTCTTATTCTAACAACGTGGGAAGGTCATATAGGTCTTGAGGACCGAGATGCGCATAACGCATTGTGGTGTTTATGGTGCGATGCCCCATCCACATCTGCACCTTTTTGAGCGGCGCACCTTTTTGCACTAAACGACTACAACATGTATGCCTCAAGATATGGGGGACAAAATTCGGGTCGTCCATTTTTTCCATCTCTTTGCGCACCCTGTTCCATGATTTAGTTATCCATAGCTGATACTCACCGAGCACTTTTTCATGATGCTTCGTGGTTTTAGTGAGATATTGCAGGCTTGCGAGCGCCCGTGCTGTGAGTGGCACCGACCGATTATCCCCATTCTTCGTGTCGTTTAGGTAGATTACACCGTGTGCGCCCTGTTCCGGCTGTATATCGTATATGGTCAGTTTCTGCAACTCTCCTACACGTATTCCCGTGTCTATAAGTACAATTACCGTGTGGTAGAAGCGCATCTCTCCCCATTTTTTTAGGATGCTTAGTATCTGTTCTTCCTCTTCCGGGCTTATATAACGTACTCTGCCCGGTGATTCAGGCTGGCGTTCAATAAATGGCAAGCGGTTTATCTGCCCTTTTTGAAAGGCGCGGGTCATGATTTTTGATATTATACTCAACTTGCGGTTTATGGTCGGCTGGGCGTTGCCTATGTTCCGTAAATGCTCTACAAACGCATCTATATCGGTAGTGGTAATCGTATCCAGTCGGCGGTTATCACCGAAATAACGACGCAAGAATTGGCAGTTTATGTCAATGGTGACGGCGCTTTTTGCCTTTGACCAGTCGGCGGCCCACATCGCTTCAAGGGCGTCCTCTAATGTAGGGGCTGTTGATACAGGTGAGGCGGCCTGTTTTTGCTGTACAACAGGCGTTATAAGCGCCTTATATGTGGCCTCACGTTCAGCTACCGCATCTTCAAGAGTGGCGCATACTCCGCTTTTACGCTGCCTATTGCAACAGATCGACCAGCGGTACTTCTCCCCATGTCGTGTTATACCTTTCGGCAAAAGTTCCATTGTCATGACCTCCTAACTTAGTTGTCGATTAACTCACAAAGCGCGTTTATGTAGTCCTCCCCGGCTTTAGATAACCGGAAGGCTTTTACAGGGCATTTAACGCCCTCTTTGACGGTGTTCTCTGCTGTGATATAAGCAGATAGATGTTCCCTACAGGCCCGGTATATTTTGGCCTCATAGGTATCAAATACTCTTATCAGTTCAGACGCATAAAGGGGACGCTCGCGATTAAGGGCAAGATATAACAGTAGCTGTACTGCGAAGACAGGCACCTCCGAGTAATTTTTATTAGGCAAGTCAGCACTTGCATTGAAAATACTCTGTAACTTTTTTAATTTTGTGTTACTCATATGTTTACGCCTCCTATGTTAATATATAGTTATCCTATTGTCAACATACCAGTGGGCGTGTTGGCGGTTAAAGGGTAATAATTTTTGTGAGTGGTTGAAATATATGCGCGGTAAGATGATAGTGCGTGTTCCCCGGATAATCCGAGTATAGCCTAGTCTAATAGATGAGCCACTGAACCTCTTGACCTATAGGTGTAGGTCTGTATAGTATGCAGTTCTTTGTACCTTCCGACGCACGCCACCGTTTAGCCCCTGTAACAATCACAATATCTGTGCGGCTAGGGTCAAGGCACTTATCACAAAGCAAGTGTTGTATAGCGCCCCGGCTATTACTACCACGTCTAAATGACGCTTGTCCCCATGTTTCAGGGCCTACAATCCAGCCTGTGCTTTGCTTCATAAAGTTTGATATCTCGCGCTCAAGAATAGTCTGTTTACGTGCCATAGTGGTATACCTCCTGTAAGTTAAAAATAGAAGCTGTCAAAATGATCTATACCTTGCTTGCTTTTATATATCGCAGGGTATTCATCGGCCCATAAGTGTATATTACGTTCGGTAAATTCTGTTATAGCCTGCAATATAGCGTCTTTATTAAGCAAGCCTTTATCTACATACACCTTGCCTGTATGTCTGTTAATTGTGCATAGTACCTCTATGTCACCTGATATCCCCCGTGCATCGTTCAGGGCGGCTATATCTGGTCCTTGTGCTTTTAGTTCGATGTCGTTGTCTATAATTTCGATAAATGTACGCATAATGTTATCCCCTTCCTAAGTCTCTAAGTATCGAAAGCATCTCTGTTTTGGCATGACGTATCACGTCGATAACATGTCATTCAGTGTCTACGATGACGTCCACGTTGCGCGATTTTTCAACCGTTGTATTTTTCAGTCATGATGTTATCTCCTAACCTATAGATATATAATGCGACGCGTATTCAAGAGCGTCCTCATAAGACAATCCGATGGCTTGATAAAATCGGTAAAGTGTGTCAAATAATACGTCCAGTCCATAACCTTTGAGGCGTAATTTTCGGTCATGCTGTAGCGTTGTGCCTGTTACCTCATGTATGATGTAGTTCAGCGTCATGACCTCTGTCCCGTTCGTATTCATCAAACCGAATGTCGCAGTGCGGCTCATGCCTGAACGGGAAACATTGTGGACCGTGGCTACTATTGCGCGCCCTTCTGTTTCCTTGATACGGTCTAATACTTCTTGTGGTATTGCTGTCGTTGTCATTGTGTTGTCCTCCTTGTTTTTGGTAAAGTTTCACTAGTACAGGCATTGCGTCGCCTGTCTTTGTTTGATATAATGCTCTTTAAGTTTTAATTACTTGCTTCCTTGCTTGATGACTGTATCTTAATTCCTTGCTTCCTTTTTGTCAAGCATTTTAGCAAAACTTTTATTAAATCTTTTTAGGAGTTGATTTAATGAGTAATGCCAAAGAGAATACAGCTCAAACAAGCGTCCGCTTACCTGTTGATGTAATGCGCGAATTTAGAGCTATTTGCGTTCTTCAAGGTACATCTATGCAAGCGGTCTTATCTGACTACATCTACGCATATATTGAAGAGCATAAAAAGCCGTGATATAATCTATAAATCAAGGCGATAGCGGTGAACTACCACCTTGACCGCTAACTTTGACTAGTTAGCTATTTTGTTCAGTGTTTCAACCGTCATGAGTCGCCGTAAAACGCGGCTCATTATTGTATGTGAGCGGTCGGCATCACATACGAACGCGATAAAACGTCCTATCATTTTTCTCACCCCCATTAAGCAATCCGGCATTAGTACCGCGTACGGTGTAGCTATACGCTGTAATGCTGCCTGTATAGATTAGAGTGCTTATTGCCACGGCCTAACAAATAGTTAGGCTATGGAGTATAAGGACACTAAACAAGCTCTTCTATCTCCGCACCTAGTATTGTCAGGTCAGCGGCGATTGCTTTCCACGCTTTAGCCAACTGTATGTTTTCATCCTGCATGGTTAGCCTATAACCGCATAAAGCAGTATGTCTGTGACTGTCGATTAAGTCCATTACAGCTTGTTTGTACTGCTTTTTCGTCAGTGCCATTGTCATATCCTCCTGTGGTATAATTTGTATTGAGCCTTGCGGCTCGTTGTTTTATGTTCCTTTGTTCTCTCGTTCCGTTGTGCCTCATATCTTATAGCACAAAGGAACTTTTGTCAAGCGTTTTTGTAAAATCATTTTTGGAGTGAATATAATGCCTAACAGCAACGATAGTCAAAATAGGTCAATAATGTTACGTGTGAGAGTTTCGGAAAAAGAGGCTCAAAGTTTACGGATAGCGGCGGCGGTAAAAGATGATAGCATACAGGATATTTTGCACGCAGCGGTCCTACAGTATATAAAAGATACTAAGTTACCAGATGATTTGCTGATTAAATAACATATAGATGATTGTCTATGTTTCAGCAAGCCATCACAGTATCAAAAGGTTTGTTGGTATCTAAATGTCCATTAGTATCTTTTAGATACTAAAACAAATAAAGAGAGATTAACATAGATACATAGACAATCATCTATATGAAATATGGCAGCGTATTTCTGCATATAATGTAAGGGAGTGAGCGCCGTGCGTAAATAATAGATATACAATCCATTTACCTGTAGCGATAAACCGTTGGTACGACTGCATTTATGGGCAGTCAGAGCGCATTGCGACGTTACGCACACGCCGCGCAAAGGCTTTTACATGACACAAGCACCCCCACGGGGGATGGCGCGCGCGACTCGGCAGGAGTAAGGCGCTCAGATTTTTTCTCAATTTTAACTAGACTTTGAGGAGCTGTTTTCATGCGTAAACTATTCACTCTGCTTTTAGTATTCTTTATTTTGTTTTTTAGTAACACATTATATGCGTATACAGGTCTAGCAGATATCAACGGCGTGGAACTGGAAGCGACGTATGATCAGTACAATCAAAACTTTATCAAAGGTGAGTTCTTTTCTAAATATAATAGTATACAGTTTATTGATGAAAAGTGCCGTTATGATGGTGAATTGTTTCAAAACATTAATGTTGGTAATATTATTTATTCTTATGATGCTGCAACTAAAAAATTAAATTATGCCTCTTTTAACGTCTATTTCAGTAAACAGATTAATTCTCCTGATGTTGAATTTGATAGAGATTCTGGGACAGTGACTGTGACATACCCTTACGATTTCATGAATACTTTTATTACGCGTATGTGTAATTATTTCAACAAAAGTCATGGCAAATATGAAAAATATGTGGACTTTAACAGTATCGGGTCTATGAAAAAATACGTTAGCTATACATGGGAAGCAACTAAAACTAACGTGCTTATGACATCTACTACAACTGAACTCAGAACAAAAAATGGTACAATCACATTTTATGAAATTAAAGTAGTTATATATAGGAATTAACACGCTCCTTGACGGTGGGAGCGTGCTAGTGTACAATCCACTCAGGTAGTCTAGTTACCGTAGGTACTTGAGGGCCAACTCAAGTATCCTAAGTAGTAAGTTAAACAAAGGGACGTAATGGAGCACCTGCTCGGTGAAGTTACGTCCCTTTCGCTTTGCCTGAGAGGATTTGTCTCTGTCTTGCGACACAGCAACACCTCCCTCTAGGGAGTAACTTCTTACCTCAAGTTCCCTTTACCTTGAGTGTCCGTCGCTGTGTATTATAGCAGAGGACAAAGAACTATGCTTTTCTTGGTTTCTTTTTCCTTGTAGTTCTCAGATAATTACTGATACCTAGTGAGGTTGGATACGCACGTTTGTTTTTTATTAATTGCGCCCTGTTCTGACTGTCAATAGCTATTCTAAGCGGGCTTCTATTAATGCCCCTGACGTCCTGATTCTCCGGCTCGTATCCTTTCTTTGGAGGTGGAACAGATTTTGTATCGCTGGTTGCTTCGGTGGTATTGCTTGTTTGGGGCTTTTGCTTTGTGCTTGTGGCTGCTGGGGGTTGCTTATCTTTGGTTACAGTGGTTCTTCGCCTTTTAGTTGTCTGAGGCTTTTCTTTTGTCTCGGCTTCGGCATAGCCGCCGTTTGAGGTTTTGACTTTAGTCTCGTAGTCCTTGAGAGCCTTCATACTCTGCTCTTCTCTCGCAGGACGTGAGGTGTCTTTTATTCGAGCGGTCTTATTAGCCTCTTTGGTCTTGTTCATTGCGGCCTTAATCCGTGGGCCGTATTCGTCCATGTCTTTTCTAAAGTCGCTCTTCTCAGGCGTAGCTATTCCGTAGCGGCTTTGGAGCTCCGCATATCTTTTGTCATAGTCGGCGTCGGTGCGTTTACCTTTCGTAGCCACCCAGTCCGCGTCCTGTTGTTTCTTTACTGCTTCATCCTCCGGTATAATGCCTTTCTTTGCCATCAGCATTTGGCTCCTTTCTCTTATTTTGCGCCTTTCTTGCGATTAGCCTTGCGGCTAGTGATTCTGAGGTTGGTCTTGTTGTTGCTGCCGCCTTTGATGAGTGGTTTAACATGATCTACTTCCCTGTTGTCGCCTATTTTCAATCCCGCTTTACGACGTGCCTGATTACGCAGGCTTCGATTGTGTATCTGCTCAGGCTTTCCTTGGTATGTGTCGTATTCTTTGCGGTAGTCCCGTTTGCGTTTTGATGCTATGTCAATAGCTCCTTTCTGTTATACGTCCACCCATTTTTTACCGTTCTTCCCAGCCATGCCTAGCTTCTCCACGACGATCTTAGCTCTATGCCCCATTGCCACAAGGTCTAAGGCCGAGGTGTCTGTATCGCCGAGGAAGACAAGGCATTCAGCGTCGATATCAGCTTGTTTGTTGTTTTCGATAAGCACGTCTTGGTCGGCGCTCATGAGCTCGACAAACTTCGCCGCACAGCCCGCAAAGGCGTCGGCACGGTCGTCGTGTACGAGGCTCCCCCGGTCTTTGGTGATGTGGGTCAACTGGTAGAATAGGCTGTATGCGAAGCCGTTTTCAAGTGTGCCTATGAGCTCTTGAGTGTCCTGATAATCACGTTCTATTACCTTTCTGTCCACGATGATTCTGTGCTGGTTCAACAGAGGTTCGAGCGTGTCGATTATCCTAAGTTCTTTCTGCTTATTGCTTCTGACCTCTTCAATGGTACAGGCATAGCCTTTTTCTTCGGTGAACCACGGGCGTAGCAGCTGGGTGAACATGCCGTCGCCGAAGTTGGATTCGACGAGTATGTAGTTTACTTTGTGCTTCTGTGCCTCTTCTTGAAGAGTTTGCATTCCGAGATCTGAGTATCCGAGCCGATGTCCTCCTTCGCTGACAAGGAAGAGGTTTACGCCTTGGCTTTTAAGGACGCACCACGCGCATTCGTCCTTCAATGCGCGATGATTTCAGCTTTCCAGCCTTTATGATGTCTCCTATTCCCTTTAGCAACTTTACGCAAGTTTTGCGGGGTAAGTTCGTGCTGACGACAAAATTCAGTAAAGAAGCGCGGTTCGTAGATTGTACCGTCTGGCGCTGTGAGTCTATAGCGTTCGCTGGTTCCTGCTGTGTTGCCTTTGATGAACCCTATGCTGAGTAGATTCTTATAGCAATCCCAACAGAACTGTGTTTTCTTCGGTTTATGCGGCATCGGTTTTCCACACGAAGGACAGTATAGCGCCGTTTCGTTGCCCCCAGCTCTGACGTTCCAGCCTTTGTTTAACGTTGACCTCAGCCTGTATTCCATTGCGAGAGCTTCATCTTTTGGAAGCATTGCAAGTTGTTTTATTTCTATAGCTTCCTTCCCTAACTTGCGCAGGATTTCTCCAACGGGGCGCGTACTACACAGATGTTGCGACAGTCGATACGACAGGCTATGACGTGTGACACCGATGTAACCCTCGTTAAGATTGTCGTTACCTTTGATTCGTATGTGGTAGACTTTGTAAAGGCGTGTCTTTGCGCGGTATTGACTGGTCATTTTTGTTACTCCTCTTTTGTTTAAGTGTTACGGCAGTTCGTTAGACTGCCTCTTACTGTTGCCAGTAAGTTCAGACCATATCTTCACTAATAAAGTGCCCTCCGTTTCCACTCAACTTTGAGTGTACTGATGGTCGTTGAACCTTCCTTATTTGTAAAAAGGCTTGGCTGCTGATTGTCCCAGTGGGAGTTTCCAGCAATTAGAAGGGTGGTTTAAGGTCGAGGCAAGGACGTATTTACCACGACCGGCAGGGTCTATGAACATGACCGACATATCGTAGGGCCGCCATTCGCCCTGTAGGGCCATGGGAGAGTACCATGCGTCGGTGTCAAAGCCCATGTTGGGCAAGTCGTTGATTTTGTTCTGCGGCTCTGCGGCCCACACGATTTTCTCCGGCGCGAGGTCAGGGTTGAGGTTCATGACTGTGAAGTCGGTGGTCCTCAACGGGAATTTCTCAGCGTCGGAGAGGCTTGTGTCAAGCATGAATTGCAACGCAAAGCCTGAACGTCCGTATGACGCTTCTCGCTCGGCTAGGTCGCGGTCGCTGAATCGCTTCGGGTCAGTGGATTTGCCTGTGTCTTCCATTTGAGAGATTATCTTCGCAAGCCGTTTTCCGTACCATGCCCGTAGTTCGTCGTTCGGTACTCTGGCAGGCCAGATTCTTGTATGGTAGCCACGCTCGCCGAGGACGTTGTATAGGCTCATGGCGGTCTGTGGAGTGCCGAGGTAGGTTATCTCGGTGTCAGGATCAGGCTTGAGAATAGCGTCGAACTCTTTGACAGCCTCTTTGATTTTATCTCTCATGCCCTGTGTGTAGCTGTTGTTTACAACTTCGACGTCATCGCTGATTATGATGTCGGCCCGGGAGCCTGTGAGCTGTCCGAAGAGGCCGACTGATTTGACGCTGGGGCTTTGGTCGGGCTTGGCAGGGCCGACATCAAAGCTGATTTTCGAGTTGCGCTGTCCTTGTTTCGGACATAAATGTGCAAGCCACGGCACGTCGTTGATGAGACGCAATGTGAAGGTCGAGAAGTTATCGGCTCTTTCTTTACTGGCCGATACGACGAGTATTTTCAGTTGTGGGTTGTGGTAGAGGCGGTAGAGGACGTAAGCCGCCGTTATCCAGCTTTTGCCTACGCCTCGGAATGCCTCTATGACTTTACGTTTCGGGCCGTGTTGCAGGTAGGCCGCGATGTCTACCTGTATGGGCGTCGGGTCTGGAAGGTCAAGGTGTTTCCAGATGAGGAAGAGGAAGTAGCGGAAGTCTTTGAGGCGTTCGTTGATGTCCTGTGGCATTAGCCGAAGTCTGCCTCCACGTCTTCATAGTCCGGCGCGGCAAGTTTGATTATGTCGCCGAACTTCTCTTCCATGTCTTTCTTTGTGCATTCGATGTTGTTGTCTTTGAGGAATTTTGTTATCGCACCGAGTTCAGCGGGAGGAATCGGCTCGCCTGTTTCAAGAGCCGCCTCAAGGCGCTGTTTGCAGTATTCGGCGGTGAGCTCGTGAATGGAGCCGAGTTTGTCTTCCGACGCAGCTAGTTTAGTCGCCATACTAAGCGGATACCTCCTTCCCACCTGTCTTCTGAGTTGTAGCCTGTATAGAGTTCCAGCGCCGGGGCGTTGAGCTGTCTTTGAAGCTGTCTTTGAAGCTGTTTTATGACCGCCTGCGCTGACTCTCTTTCGGCCTGCTGGACGGCGATGAGCTGTTCGATTGAGTTCTCATAGGCCCCGAAGATTTCACGCTCGGAAGTCAGAGCTTCGGCAAGGGCCTCGGCTTTTGCCTTGTTGGTCTGTATTTCGCTGACGAGGGTCTTGAGATCGGCTTTGCTCATTTGGACAGTGTTATCATTTATTTTTGTTACTGTCGCGTGCGCAGGGCTTGCCCCAAGCAGACTCGGAGATGATGGAGTTGGCAAGGTCGATGAGAGTATCAAGGTCGTCAGGAACAGTATCGCGAGCCTCTTGTACGCGGCGGGTGATTTCTTTGTCGTTGGTCTGTTGTTTTTTGCGGATGTCAGCCGCATTTTGTCTCACTTCCTTTGTTTTTTCGGTTGTGGTCTGTGTCGCCTGTTGGTATTTTTCAGGCAGGCTCGGTCTGGCGTGGAGGCAGTAAAAGGCGGCGGCTATAACTGTGAGGGTCACGACCGCCGCGATGATGATTAGCTTATTCCTGTGGCTCATTGTCCTGCGGCACGGTATACGCGCTTTCTTGCGGCGCTTCGCCTGTGATGTCTTTGTACATGCGGATGCGTACAGCATCGAACAGGTCCGCGCCTAATAGTCCCACGACACCGCAAATGACTCCCTGTAATCCGATTGAGAAGTTGGTCGCGCTGTAGAGGTACAGAAGGGTCAGAGAGCAGGAGAAACCGCTTGTGACCGCTCTGATACAGGTGTCTTTTGCGGAAAATGGTTTGATGTTGATGGAGCGCACGAGCGCGCCGATTATGCCGATACATACGAGCGGCAGGGCTTCTTTGGCTGTGTTTAGCAGTTCTTTATCGCTGATGATTTTATACCTCCTAGTGTGGGATTTTTACCATGTTTTGGTAGGCTTGCCGCGCTGCGCGCACGAAGCCGCTGGGAACGTCTAGTTGTATGTCGGCTGTTTTAGGATGGAGACATGTTATCGTCGCTTTGTATAATCCTTTGTAGTGAGGTATTGTGGCAACAACTCTATCTCCCACTATGAGGGGATTTCCTATCGCATCTATCGGGCAGTTCATTAGGCTTCACACTCCATTTTGTATTTTTGTAATTTTTATTCCTGTGACATTCTGTGGTTTCGCATTCGTCGCACGGGGGGTCTAGGCCGAGTTCATCGATACGCTCTTGCGACAGGTTTGAGCAACAGCAAAGTCCCCACGGACCACGGGGGCCACGGTCACACATTATGCCTCACACTCCGTTTGGTATTTTTGGTAGAGCTTGAGCACGTCTGTCGCGTATTTGCCGGTGGGTTTACTGCCGTTGTAGCGCGCCGCAACTTCTCGGATGAACGCAGGGGTCCATGTAGGGGACTTTGAAAGCCCTTTAGCGAGAGCCGCGATGTGGGCCGCTCCGTAGCGGATGGCGACATGCGGGGTTCTGAGTTCGATGGTGTTTCTCGCGCCGTATCCCCACGCTACGGGGAACATCATTTGCATGAGGCCGTAGCTTGTTTTCTGGACTACAACCGGTACACCAGCCTTGTCCATGGCGGGTTTATGGGTCGGTGATGGCTTGTAGCCGGGTTCGTAGCGTGTGGCCTCCGCTCTGCCGTCGCTTTCTTGGTCGATTATGGCGAGGATGAGGGCGGTCGGAACGCCTGTCTGTTTCGACCAGTGCACGGCTATGTCTTTGTATTGAAGGACGCGCGCGTGCGCCTTGGGGTTGTTTACAGAAGACATTTGAGTATCCCCAATGCTTTGAGTATTGCCCACGCTATAAGCTGCCCTGTCAGAAAGAAACCTGCGAGCAGGAGCCATGCGAGGCCTATGCCGAGGCAGACTTCGAGTTTGGTTAATGTCGGAAACATTTAATATCACTCCTATGGATATGAGCACGAGGGTCAGGATTATCCCGGCCCTCGTTTTTATCGTGTTTGTTTTGTGACTGCCGCTGGTTTTAGTCTGCCATTGGCGGTACATAGGTCCATATGATGGCTTCGAGGTCTTCGGGGGTTGTCGCGGCTTTGATAAGGTCGTCGAGTCTCTGTTGTTCGCCGATTACTGCCGCCGAGAGAGCACCATACGACTCCACATTCGCAAGTATTTTTGCCACAAGTACGGAGACTTCTATTCCCCTCCCCCGCGCGATCGCCGCGACGAACTGCGCCGCCTCTGTAGAGGTGTCCCCTGCCTGTATGTCTTTTGCACCCTGTTCTTGTTTACTCCACGATTCAATCTCAGCCTGTGTAAAGTTGGCCTTGACCTGAGCCAGTATCGCGTCGCCCGTACCCCATATCTCGGCGCGTTTGGCGGCGACAAGCTCTTCAAAGGTCGGTTCGATTGGTTCAGGCGGGTGCTCAAGCGTCACCTCGTCGGGATGAGCCTGTGCGTAGGCGTCAACTTCGGCCCATTCCTCGGTAAATTCGCTTTCGTTAGGAACGTGATACGGAAGGCCGTTCTTTTCTATTACATAGCTGTTGTCGATTGTGCGTTTGATTAACATAGGTAAGCCTCCTTTATGCTATACGCCAACAGAATCCAGTCCAAGCAACTTTTACATTAGTTCCACCAGCTGCTACCCCGACATAACATACCTCACCTTTCTCTTCTTCTCTTCTCAGGTAATATGCCCAAGTCCCACCAGATGGAAGGTATGGACTAGATGTAGCAATAGGTAATTTCTGCCAATAACCTGCGGCTGGTTTAAGGGGACCTGTATAAACACCGGACGGTCCCTGCGGTCCTTGAGGTCCCTGTGGGCCGGTGGCTCCTGTAGCTCCGGTTGCTCCTGTAGGACCCTGCGGCCCTGTAGCTCCTGTTGCTCCGGTGTCGCCTTTAGGTCCTTGCGGACCTGTGTCTCCTTTTTGTGCCATCTGCACCCAATAAGATGTATCTGAAAGCGCCGTCCCGGCAGGAGCACCGCTCAGGTTTACGCATGTATAGCTTGAACCTTCGTAAGTCACCCAGTCCAGAAAGGCGTATTCTGTCGTGTTTGACCATGCGCCGCGATGTACAAATCGTCCACGGCCTGCGTTTAGTTGTGCCATTTGATTCCTCCTTGTTTATCCGTTTGTGATGAGTATGAGGTTGCCGTTTGCATCGAACGAGGCCCCGATGATGCTTGCGCCTTGTGGTCCTTGGACTCCCTGCGGTCCCTGCGGACCAGTTGCACCGGTAGGCCCTTGCGGTCCTGTGTCTCCGATAGGGCCTTGTGGTCCCTGTGGGCCCTGCGGACCTTGAATGGTGTCGTTATCGACCCATTCTGTGCCGTCCCATATGAAAATGTTGTATGGCGCTGTGGCTCCTACGCCGTAGACGTCTCCGATTTCCGGCGCTGTTACGGCTGTTTGCAGGGCGGCTAAATCAGGGTAGTATCCTGATATCTTAAAAGCACGTCCTGTTTCGCCTTTTTCTCCCTGCGGTCCTTGGATTCCTTGCGGACCTTGGGGGCCTATATCGCCTTTTTCGCCTTGTGGTCCCTGTGGGCCGATGTCGCCTTTGGGAATGGTGAAGTTGAGTACGGCGTTGTGGTTGTCGCCGCTGTTTGTCACGACGACCTGTGTACCCTCTTCGCCTGTAGTGACCGTACCGACTGTGACGGTCGCGGCTTCGCCTGTCTCTCCTTGAAGGCCTTGAATGCCTTGCAGTCCTTGGATTCCCTGCGGACCCTGCGGACCGACGTCGCCTTTGGCTCCGAAGAGCGTCCAGAGGTCGCTTTCAACTGGTATGTTTGTGGACGGTTCGTTTCCGATGTAAAGCCACCATGAGCCGTTGTATTTCACGCAGTCGTAGAACTTGTAGGCTGTCGCCGCGTCGTAATCACCCTTAAAGACTATGCGTCCGCGTCCGACGTTGATTTTAGGGCTGTTGTTCAGGTAGATGATTATGTTGCCGTCTTCGTCGAATTTTATGTCGTCGCCGTCAGGGTCGCCGTAGTATTCAGCTACAAGGTCGCCATTTTCGTCGATTCGGAAACGCCCGAAGCTGTATGGAATGTAGTCCTGCGCATGTTTGCGCGCCTCTTCGGCGTATTTTTTAGCGTCTTCGACAGCTCCATAGGCTGTTTTAAGGGCTTCGGCTACGTCTTCGCGGAGTACGGTTATTTCCTGCTGGAAGATTTTGTAGGTCACGGCGTCCTGCGGGTCTATGGGATCCGCGAGGTTTGTGATACGGTGGTTCAGAGCGTCGTAAGCGTCAAGTAACGGATCGTAGGCCAGAGCTCCTTCAAGCGCCTCTTGATTTTCCTGTAGGACGAATAATACCTGTAGGAGCTGGGCGTTGAGGTCGTCGGCGATGAGTACGGTGCCGTCTGTCCATGTGATGAAGGGCTCGTCGTAAGGGGTCTGGCGTTCGATGATGATTATGCTGTTTTTTACGGGCGCAGTATCAAACGTTATGCCATAGGCGTGTGTATAGCTGTACGGTACGCTGTTTCCATCTACAGAGATGTAGACGTGAGAGCGGGAGAGGTATTCAAAGGGTATTGTGTAGCTCTTTGTCGCGCCGTCTGCCGTATGTACCGCTTTGGTTATTATGTTCTGTGTCAATTTATACTCCTTTCTGTAAGGGTATGCCCCTCCGATGAGGGAGGGGCTTTAGGCGTCTGTTATGGCGCTGAGTATGTTAGGATTGGTCGCGATCTGTGGGTTGTCCCGTAGAAACTGCGCCTTTCCCGCGTCTTTGTAGGCTTTTATTACCTGCCGCAGACGTTTTGCGCGGTTCTCGTCAACTTCATACGGCGAGGGGTCGGGTCGCTGTTCTATGTCGCGCTGGTAGGCGTCGCTGTTGATAACCTCGTCAAGCGTCTGGTAGAGCGTCCTGCCTCCTAGTTCGATGGTTCCTATAGTCTTGCAGTAGTCGGCATATTGTTCGGGAGAGAGTTTCATGCCCTGTATGTTGTCTGAGGGCTCGCTTACTCCCGTCAGCCGCGACAGCTCGTAGAATACCGCCGAGCCTTTATCTTGACTGCCGCTCCACATGTTGAAAAGTGAGCCGAGGCCGCCGCCGTGTGCAAATTCCTGTTCTTCTCCGGTTAGCCAGTTGATTTTAGGCGTAAGGTTTTCTCTCGCGCCGGGTAGGCGGTCGGCTATTTTAGAGTAGAAGTCAGGCGTCTCACGTCTCACGGGGTCGTTAATCTGGCCGAGGTCACGTAAGAGGCTCGGTACAAAGGACATGCCCATTTGTGCTATGAAGCCGTTGTGCTCGGTCATTGTGCCTCTGTCCATCGACATCATGAACTCGGAGACGCCTTTAAGGAAGGTCTTGTCTTTTACTGTCGTGAGCAGGCATGTCCAGACGTTATCAAGGTCTAGCGCGCCTAAGCCCTCTCTTTCTCCCTTTTCAACCATGTCGGCAAAGAAGGAGAGAAGCGATCCGTAGGGTTCAATGGCGTTAAGATCAAGGTATGTTTCGTCTTCCGTCTTGAAGCAGTGAGGCTGCCAGCCGTTGTCAAGGAGACGTTGACGCTGATTCTTGTTGTCGGGGCCTTGTCCTGTGATTTTTCCACTCTGAGCCAGCTCGTATGCGGTCGTCCAGAGGAATATTCCAGAGGTCAGATGTGATATAGCCTTAGCTTTTGCCGCTGGGTTTCCGCTTTTCATGGCCTGTCCTATTTCCATCACCACGCCGGGACCTCTTGTCCAGAATACGTCTTTGAAGATGTTCATGGGCGTTTTGACGAAGGGCATAACAAGTTTAACGCCGGGCGCGGTATTGACAAATGTACTAAGCGATTTGCCAAATTTGCCTAGCTCCTGCTGAAAGGTGGCTTCGTCGGCTATCTGCCGCATGTCTTTAAGGCCGAGGCCAGCGCGTTTTATTACCGTACCGTCTCTCATGGTCATGGAGGTAAAGGCGTTTCCTATATAATCGTCCAGCCAGTCAGCGGTAATCTTCGCCCGCAGTTCCGGCGAGGCTCCTTTCAACGCGCCTGACGCTTTGAGGTCAAGCATAGCCTGTTCGTAGGCTTTAGCTGTCCCAGTCCACGAGGCAAAGAACTCGTCGGAGGCTTTAAGAGCTTTGAGCGGCGCTTCAAATAGCCCCCAATCGCTCTGTTGGGCAAGTCCAGTGTATTCGCTTGGGCGCGTCAGAGCTTCGTTGTAGCGCCACGCGTTCTGTAGGCTTTCCCATGCCTGCCTTTTGGCGTAGTAAAGGCCCTGTATGTAGTAGGCCCCATTTTTAGCGCCAGCAAGCGCGCCGATAACTTTACCGCCGACACCCTCTCCGGCCTGCCAGCCAAGAGCTGCGCCCTGCACCGCCTCTTCAAAGGCGATGAGGGGGACTTTGGCCGTGTTGCCAACGAAGTTTCTCATATGGGTTTTCATGCTTGAGAGCATGGAGATGTAACGGTATTTGTAGATGTTGTCCATCCAACTGTCCATAGGCACGCCCATGAGTTTGAATATTTCTTTATCACCGGAGGCCGCCGCAATAACCTTCTTGATCTCTTTTATGTCTCCGTTTTCACCGAGGTTTTTAACTGTGGAGAGCATTTCGATGATTTCTTCATCGCTTTTGCCGGTGATAAGCTGTCGGCCTAGCACCTCTGCGTTGCCCTGTATGCCCTCTGCGGTGAGTTTTGCGCCGGACGCTGTTGCTTTGACGGGCGTGTTGTCCATCGCCTTAGATATCTGTCCGCTTTCCATGCCTGCACGCTTGAGGTCAAGGGTAACGTCGAATATATCTTCGGCGAGCTGTCTTGCCTTGCCTATTGAACCGTCTACGCCCTCTTTGACCTGTTGCAGTGTCATTTTCACTTGATCTGGCATGAATACGTTGAGCCAGTTGGCCTGTGTATGGACGGCGACACGAGGGTCTATGTCTTTAAGGCCGCCTGTACTCAGTAGGGCAGCTTTGTCAAAGGTTTTGTCAAGGTTGTGCTCCGCTGTGTATTCTAACGCCTGCATATGCAGGGCCGCCATAGACATGTGATCGTTGAGCGTGGCTGTGCCAAGGCTGTCCTGAAATCCTTCGATAATAGCGGTGGCTTCTTCGGTGTACTGCTTTGTGTTGAAAGCCTTTTTAAGTTGTTTGATGTGTCCGGCAAGGTCTTTTTTCTGCTCTTTAGCGGCCTTTTTAAGCTGGGCTTTGGGTGTGTATTTCTCCACGGAGGGGGTCGCCCACTCTTTACCTTCTTCGACTAGACGCTTTTTCACGTCCTCTAAAGAAGAGTGAATCACGTTTGACTTCTCTGCCGCCTCTACAGCCGCCGCGCCCTCTTTACGAATGGCTAAGGCGGCATCAAGGCTGCCCTCGGCTGAGGCTTTGGCCCCTTTTTTCATGTATTTGAAGGCGGCCATTGCGGAGTCGAGCGCAGAACCGAGGATAAAGCCCTCGGCTACGTTTTTCAGCCGGGCTTCAAACATGCTGTCGTCGTCCTCGGAAGCGAGGTATTGCGCTAAGGAGCTGCCAAAGAGATCGTTGTCTACGATGGTGTCGGCAAGACGTTTGTCTGAGCCGTCACCGGACAGAAAATCAATGACTCCCCCGCCAGCCGCAGTTTTCACAAACTTTGCTGTTTTGGGCGCGACTGTTGCGAGTTTAGCCATGGGCGAGGCTATCTTGCCCATAACGGGAAGGGCTTTCATTCCGGTGGAGATAAGTTTCCCACCAGTCACCCACCCCGTAGCAAAGGCGGTCAAGGATTGTGCCGTCTCTCCCCAGCCTGTTTCCGGCTTGAGGGCGTCAGGAACGAAGTCATAGTCTTTGTCATCGTCTATGGCCTTTCCGTCACCGAGTTTGTTGTCGATAAAGTCTGCCGTGTCGTGTACGGCCTGTGTGACGTTCTCAGCCTCTTTTATCGGACCGGAAAGGATGCCCTTGCCTATGTCAACGATGGTGCCGAGAATGCCTTTGTCTTCGGTGGGAGGGGCCGCAGGCTTCGGGATTATTGTCTCTTCGTCTTCAAGCGATTCGTCCTCTCCGCGTATCTGTTTCCATTGTTCAGGCGTGAGTGCTATTTTAAGTCACCTCCTGTCTCTTCAAGGTCTGTCGCCGCGCGTATGACTTGTCGGGTAAGACTTAATGTGTCTATCGGGCGTCCATTCTTGTCTTGACGCGGGGCATATTTTTTGAATAGTGTTTCAAGTTTTTTAGGGTCTTTGGCGTTTATTGCTTCTTCATATTGGCTCTGATATTGCTTAGGAATAAGGGAGAGCCCGTGTCTTATTGAAGCGGTAGCTTCTTTGACGCGCACTTCCTTCGGATCGTCTCGCATTTTGTCAGGGTCAGCTTCATATGTGGAGATGTTTTTTTCATATTTACTAAACGTTTTGTACGTGATTTCACTACGCATTTTATTTTGCATGGCGATACTTGCCTTTGGATTAGCTTCTTTCCACGCTTCAAATTCCCAGTATGTTTCTTCTATTATGTGTTGATTCACTTCGTCAATGTTGTGAACACGTTCAGACGAACCAGCGACCTTTTGCAAATCGCTGGCTTTGTAATACTTGGCGACTTCTTTTTGTATCGCGTCCCACGGCTTTTTTAACGCTGACTGGCTTGCGGCGGCGCGGTCTTCGGCTCGTCTGTCAGCCATTGCCTGACGTATTTTTTGCTCATTGTGATCTGCGATTTGTAGGAGGTCGTCGATCTGACGCTTGTTCATAGAACCGGCATATTTCAGCGCGCCTTGATATCCGATTTCACCACGAAGCAGTTGCAGACGCAAGTTGTTAAATTCGCCTTCATCCATCGCTATATTGTTTTCATAGCCTAGTGATATTGCTTTGGAGACATCAAGATATGCCTGATATGCCACAAAGTTCTCAGATGCCAACGCCTCTACTGCCGCTTTATCGACCGGGCCTCCTGTGAGGCTGGGTTTCAATAGGTCAAAGATGGCGGCCTCTGCTTTGTCCTGTCTTGCCTGTTTATCGCGCTCAGCTTTGAAATAGGCGGCTCTTTCTGCATTCTCGCCGGTATCAGTCAAAGTTTTTCTTATCTCTGGATTTTCCCACAAAGGAAGACCCTTTGCCATCGCTAGTAGCGGCTCAATATTGTCTACCGGGACGATTTTCAAAGTAGCCTGTAGGTACTGTGACATTATTTTCATAGCGTCGGTCTCATTGATGCCGCGCTGTGCCATTGCGACAGCTTCCATATTGAGCGTTTCCGTAAGCTGTGTGACGGCGGTATCAGGATTTGCAATCAGACTTCCGTTCTGAATGTATGGCATCACAAGGCCGTCAAGTATCCCAGTAGCGGTGCGTACCTGTTCATTATGTAGCTGTTCTACACGAGCCGCCGCCTGTTTTTGAATAAAGGTGTTGATGGCCGAGTTTTCTGCATTGGCAACATACTGCTGATACAGTATCGGGTCGAATTTGCCGCCTGTTACCTCTTTTACCCATCGTGCCTTTTCCTGCATGAAAGCGGTCATGACACGTTCTTGATCTTTGACCTGTGCGAGAGGAACGGCGTTACCGTTCTCATCTTCGAGGGTTGCGCCCTCGGCCCATGTGGCGAGATGAGTTTGTAGATTGAGACCCAACATCCTGTGCCTAGCCTGATATATACCCTGTTTCTGCATTCGAGTAAGTTTGCGAAACCCGTCTAGGTCTCCCGCCTGTATTTTCTTATAGACTTCGTCTTCGGAAAAGTTCTTATGTGAAGCAGCATAATCGTCCCACATCTGTATACCCTGTGCGATCTCGAAGTCGTCTTTTTCCTCTTGCTTGGTATGAAGATATTTAGCAAGAGAAGGCTGTACGCTTACAAGACTCTGTGCAAGCTGTTCAAGGTCGCTTTCAGGAGCAACAGTCGGACGAACGTAGGTATCGCTTATCTGTGCTTTGATTTGTAGATCGGGTGTCTTTATCGCTGTGTCGTCAATTTTTCTTGTCATTTCGTAACTCCTTTACTGCCGCCGCTTCCGGTGCTCGCTGTGTTGCCTGCCATGTATTTATTCTTTTGATAAGCTCCGGCAACTATACCGAGGCCGTTGATTGCGGTCGCGGCAATGCTGGTATCTGCTCCCTGAGCAACAGAATCAATACGACCCTGCGTCTGCTGTTTGATGGAATCTTCGGTGGATTTCGCGTTGGCTTTGGCATTTTTAAGGTTTACGTCGGTTGCGTTGTCTGCCTTCGCACCCTGCCGCTCTATATCGCGCAGAACTTGGCTTGTTGACTGACCGCTGTTTTCAGTGGAGGCAAGGGCCGTTCCTTTGGCTTTCAGCACTCCTTCTTTATTTTCCATGCGCTGTTGCACGGCCTTTGCCTCTTCCTGTATACGCTGCATATTATTCTGATAATACTGCTCCGTCGCGTTCTGATTGGCGTTCAGCGCGTTGGCCTGATATGCTTCGTTCTGTCTGCGGCTTTGTTCGGCCTGTACGACTGTATTCGCGGCGGTACTTGCGATGCCTAATGCTATTTGCCAGCACATGGAGCCGTCCTCATGAAATAGAGAAATTTTTCGCCGTTTATTTCCTTGGTCGCGGCTGTATCTTCTGAGGCGATGTCAAAGCCCATGAAGCGCATCCATTTCTGTGAGAGTACATTTTTCGACCAGCAGTATCCCTCTATGCGATGATGTTTCTCGTGCTGTTTTGTGAGCCATTTACGAGCTGATTTGAACCACGAGATAAGAAGTTCGTCTTTAGCGTCTTCGGTGACGACGAACCAGATTGTGCCGCTGTCAAATACGCCGCCGACGCCGCAGGGATTCCCTGTTGCGCTGTAGACAGCAAAGCCTTTATCCGTCGAAGCGGCCTGCTCGTCAAGTAATAGGCGCAGGGGAACGCCGGGAAAAAGTATGCGAGCCTCTTCCCTGTTCTGGTGGCTCAAGTTCTGCGCGATGTGTTCTATGATACGGCTTTCTTTACTGAGGTTATCAAATGTTCTGAATGTCATATCTGTTTCACCTTCGTTATGTAGTTTCCCTGCCACTGCGCGGAGATGAAGGTGCAGGGCAGATGAGATGATGTCTCGATTGTTACGTTGAGGTCGACGTTACGTCCCCGTAAGGGTATCTGATACTCGGTCTCCGTGACTGGGGCAACTCCGAGAGCGGCGCTTTTCGTCCCCATTTTTATACCGCTGAATTGATAATCGTAGCCGGGCGCTTCATCGTCGTAGGCAGGCTTGACCAAAACTTTGAAGTCTCCTGTAAGACCGCATACGAGGTTGAGTTTGTGCATCTGCCAGCGTCCCGTTTTATCTGTTTTTTCCGTACCGTCGCGCTGCTTGGTGGCTACGTAAGGCGTTGAAAAACAGTATTTACGGTCGATTTTCTCTCCCGCTACGATGGTCTTTACCGTCTTAGCGAGTGTGATAGTGTTTCCGTCAATGGCTGTGATTGTCACTGGCGTAAGTACGTTATTCGCTGTAGGTGCGAGTACAATCGCGTTTTCAGGAGTTATTATCTGTGGCAGCGTCCAGACGGTCTTGGCCTCGGCCTCGCTCTGTGTTATCAGGAAGTCGAGGACCGGAGTTTGTAAAATTGTCTCGGTGTTCTCTGCCATGTCGAGTGTGGCGAGGACACCTCTGCCGTTTTTAACAAGGAAAAGCCAAAGTATGTTATCACGGAAGTAGAGACCTCTTATGGTAGAGCCTGTAATAATAAACTTATGCCATGCCGATTGTAGACGATTTGCTCCCGAAATGTAGTATTGATACATGTAAAGGGTGTCGGGAGTGTCAGGACTGATTACGGCTATGGTATCTGTATTTTCTGTACCCGCCATGCGACAGCCTTTTGTAAACGGGATGAGGCACGGGACATGACTTGTAATGCTATTGGCCTCTTTGTTCCCGGTCACACCGCTCGTGCCGAACTCGCTGACGACGAAGTATCCGCCGTTCTGGTGTCCAAAGTAAAGACGCGCACCGGAAGCGTTGATGCCCGTTCCCTTGGCATAGGCGTTTTTACCGATGCCTGTTACTGCCGCCGTTTTGGGCGAGAGTACGTCCTGCGCGTTGAGCTTGTACTGACCATGACTGCCGAAGATTATGAGATCGTCATCGAGAACTCCGCAGTCGTAAAGATCGGCGACTTTTTCTGTGGAAGCCGAAATGAAGATAGGGTCGGCGTCCGTAAGGGTGGTGGCCGTCTCGTTCCAGAAGTTTTCATAATCTGCCGCCGCCGACATACAGAGCAGGTCTTCGGTGATGAAGCAAAGGCGGTTACGAAAGAGGAAAATATTTCTCAGCTTTTTATCAATAAAAGACGGAATAGGTACGGAGTCGTTATCTCCCGTCTCCTTTTCCGCCCACGCGACACTGCTGAATGTCCATGTCCCGTCTGCGTTATGGACAAGTTTATGGGGCATGGTAGCGGGGTCAAGTGCACATCGAGAGCCGGGTTCAGCACATTCTTCCCATATACCTTTGCTGAATGCTCCCACTAGGTTGGCGACAAACATTACATAGTAGTCGTCGGCATGAGAGGCAATGCTTCCGGCGACACGGCAGATGTAGCCGTCCGGCGCAACGGTCGGGAGGTAGCTGAACTGCTGGACTTTTGAGGTAACGAGGTACGAACAGGTGTCGCTTCTTGTGTCAGACAGACCGATGGAGAACGCACCGCCGTCGTTTTTACGTATCCAGAGGGTTGAGGCCGACTGTGTGATGGTGAAGCCTGAAAAACCACTGGTGGCCGCTATGTCTACTCTTTCGTAGACGTTGTTTTTTTCTTTATACGTGGCCCACGCTGCTGCTGTGGTTATTTCACGATAGCTGCCACTAAAGTGAAAGTAGTACGTTTTGTCACTATTATACGCCGTATCCGTCGTCTGCACATAATAGGTATGCGCGGGACTGCCGCCTGATAACCTTGTGGCGATGTCTGAGGTGGACATGTTCACGTTCTGTTGTGCCAATATACCGTTGACATAGAGGTGAGGCAGACCGCTTTCATTGTTGACACCTCCGTAGCCGACAGAAACAGTCTGTCCGTCTATGGTGAGGCTCCACGTAGTTGACGCCTGTACCTGTTTGATGAATACGAGGGCCTGATTTTTCCACGGGGTATAGATATCGCTTGTTAATCGCGCCGTTTTTTCGGTGTTAAGGATAAAGGTGTGATCGGCGAGCGTGAGGATTTTATAGGTATTGTAGTAGTCGTTTTCATTCTGCGAGAGATACGCAAGAGCCTCCGTCCCTAATGGTACCGACTGTTTTACTCCGCTTTCGTCTATGACTGTGAGTCCAGTCGGGCGTATGATGAGGTTATATCTGCCGCCATCGTCGCGGTCTATAGGATATATCGCGCCCTCTGTGATATCCAGCTCGGCAATCGTCTTCACCGCCGCCCTGTTTTGCAGTCCGTTGACAAGACTCGGTTGTAGGTTTATCTGGTCCTCGCACTGGTTATAAAGACGCAAGGGAGCCGCCTGTTGACTGATGCCTCCTGTGAGATTCGCTATGTCTTTTGATATAAGACTCATAGATCGTTCCTCATATCAATGGCGATGTTGGGGTCAAGACGCGGAAGAGCGCCGAAGTGTGGTTTAGTAGCACGGAGATGTTCGTCCAGCAGACGCCCGCGTGCCTGTAGTTCGTCATCTTTCGTCCATGTACGGAGGCTGGGGTCTCCGAGCATTTCTTCCTGATATTTTCTCGCGGCGCGCGCTACGACATAAAGGGCCGCTGTCTCCGGCAGTTCGTCGAAGTCAAGGCAAAGGGTGATATTAGCCGTCACCGCGCCATTTATTTTATATGTGTGATTAAAACGGTCGTAGAGCCTGTTTCCTCGTGGTGCGAGGTTACTGTTTCGCCCGTACTGGCCGATATGGTCAATGCTGATGAGGTTTTTAGGGAGCAAAATTTCTCCGGTGGTATCAGGTGTGAGCGTGTAATTTTCTTCGGTATTGAAGTACCACTGCTCCGCTTGTATTTCTTTAAGTGCTCTTTCGATGTGATTTTTTGCCATGAGCGCATCGGCGTTTTTCGGCGTGTCTGTGCTCGTTACAGGGCTTGAGCCTATTGCGGCAAGCAATGTGTTGATTGCGTCGAGCAGGGTTGTTGCAGGCATTATTCCTCACTCCTTATAATGAAAAAATAGGGAGAGCACGAAGACTCTCCCTTTATCCTTTGTTTAGGCCGCCGCTTTTGAAATTTCGATGGCGCACTCCGGCCTGAGTATGCCATGTCCTACCGCGTAGGAGGCGACGAGCATTTCTGCCTGATACATAATGTTGAAGTCGCCGCCCGTTTTCTGTAGTTTCTGTCCGCGAAGCTGAACAGTGCCGATGGCCTGCTTGTTGAGCACGAGAGCTACGGTGTCGGTGAAGTCACCAAAGTAGTCGTTATGCTCGCCGCGCTCTCTGGCCGTGGTTTTCTTACCGTTAGGCAGCCGCATAGAGCGGTGGAGCTTCATGTTGGCGATGCTCTCAAGCTGTGCGCGGTTTATGCTGCCGGAACCGCCGTAGTCGCGGTCGATGAGGTCTTTGACCTTGCAGAGCATGTAATACTGCGCGGGCTTGACAACGATGTGACGGTCTGATTCCGAGACGTCTTTTTCGTCGAGCGTCTGTGCCGCAAGGAAGATCATGTCCGCGAGCGTTTCTCCGTTCGTGGCAGCGTTGGCGTTCTTGAGGACAGTACCGCCCTCCTGATCTTTGTTCATGGCCGCATGTCTGGCGGCAAGTACCGCGAGTCGCGCGCAACGTTCGTCAAAGGCGATTGCGAGGGATTCTCCCATCTGGTAGGAGTATTCCTTCCTGATATCAAAATGGAGCATAAGCTCGTCAAGGTTGTCGATAGCGACGTCCGAGATGAGGAGGTCGTCCACGTTGATAATCTGTTCGGAGATCGGAGGATTGTTGCTGCCGAGGATAGCCGTGCCGCGCTCGTGGTAACGTGCGCTCATGCGCCCCGTGTAATTGAAACTGGCAGACTTGCCGTTGGTGATTGTTCTGGTACGCTGGAGGTCTTTGAAGAGACATTTCTTACGGAGGGCGTTGAAGACCTCTCCGCTGAACTTCTTCATGAAAATTGCTGTGCGTTCGTCGTAGGTATAGCCGTTCGTAGTATCGGCAGGAGCCGCGCCGTTAGCTACACCCAGATTGCCTAGTGTGAGGTTATCTGCTATTGTATTCACTTTCCTTTCAAGGTTTTATTAAAAGTCGGACGCTAACATGCGCCTTTCAACTTTTTTCGTGTATTCCATATCCACTTCATAGCGTGGGTCGTCCATCGCCGCCGCCATTTCTTCAAGGCTCGTGAAGCCGCGAATGCCGGGGCTCGGTTTCGCCGTGCGGCCCTGTACAAGTTCAGGTTTTTTGCCGACAGCTTTTTCTTTACGGTTGAGAAGGTTTTCTACTGCTGTAATCGCGATGTCGATATCGTTTGACTCGACAGCTTTGTTGAAGCGCGCCTGCTCTTTTTCGTTCAGGTTTGCGGCTGCCCAATCGCAAAGCTCGGCATAGGCTTCTTCGCCTCCCGCCGCTTTCTTGATGGGAAGGACGTATCCGGTGTAGTACCTGAGCTGTTGTCCTTCAATGTAGCTCTGAACGAGGTCGCGGGTAAATCCTGCTTTTTCTAGCGCCGCTACGCTCTTATCACTAAGTTCGCCGTTCTCTCTGTATTCCGCGCAAAGACCGCTGTAGTCAATGTCGTGTTTGGCAAGAAGAGCGGCGGCGGCATCTCCTTCGGCGGTGAGGGCTTCAACTTCGCTTTTGGCCGTCTCAAGTTCGTCGCTGTCGGAGTCTTCGGAAGTCTCGTCTGTCTCTTCTTCCGCTTCGTCGTCGGTGTCGGCGTTTGAGTCAATATCTTCAGTAGTCTCGTCTGTCTCTTCTATAACATCTCCGTCGTCGGCTTCGCTTTCAAAAAGGCCCTCTTCTTCACCGTCGTGAATATCTTCCAGCTCCGGGCCAGCCGCCGCGAATGGTGTTTCTACGCTTACCGTTTCGCCCGGCATTAATAAATATCCTCTCGAATGATGGGCGAGCCGTCTTTAGCCGTGTATTCGGTCCTCTTTATTTCACGTACTGCATTGTCCGCTGGTTTCATAGCATCTACCGCCACGCCCTTTTCGGGGCTCATGTTGGCAAGGGTCAGGGTTCCTGATTCTCTTTTAGCCATTTGTCTGTTCTCCTTTCATTTGTGTGTCAAGTATTTTTCCTCCGGCGTTGATAGCCGCTGGTAATCCCTGCTGTAATAGCTGTTGCTGCTGCGCCTGCTGCTGTTCTTCCGCTATCTGCTGTTCCGATTTAAGAATGGCAGTATCGTCTATGCCGTAGGCGGCGGCAAGAGATTTGAGGTAGCCGGGGATATTTACGTAGCTCATGACCGCCTGTGGAGGCAGTGTCTTGAATATCTGTATACCGTACTGGACAAGGGTGTTTGCATCCTGTCCGCGTCCGAGCGCGTCTACGCCAGTGATAATTTCGACCTTGACGTTTTTGTCGAAGGGGTCGATACGTTTATCTGCCTGAAAGTATTTAATGCGCAAGGTGATATAGGGTTTCTGAAATTCTTTGGCAAGCACTGAGTAAAGTCCACCGAGGGAGGTTTCAAGCTCCTGCGCCATGAACCGTATCTCTTCCGCTGTAACACGCTCGGCGTTACGCTGGATAGAGGTGTTCATGAGGAAGACTTTTGAGAGCTGTTGATTGAGCTCTTGTATCTGTGCCTGTGCCACTTTAAGATCGTTGAGTTTGTCGAGCTGTAGTACGTCGATGTCTGCGGCGTTGCCCTGTACAAAGCTGAGATTGTCGGCTTTAGTGAGAGTATCGGCTTTGGTCGTGCTGGCCGGATGGACGAGGAAGAGTATCTTCGAGGCCGCCGCCGACGCTTGTAGTACCGCCTTGGATAGCTCCGTGAGGCAGAATAAAGAGCCGTAGTATTGCTCTACATAGCCCCTGCCGTAATCCTCTTCTTCACTTCTGTAGAGGCGCAGAGGAAGCCACGGGCATTCGTCGAGCGGGTAGGTTCCGGGCTTGCCGACTGTAATGCCTTCGCACTCTTGTCGAACATGCCAGCCGTCGTTTTTTCGGACGATCGCCGTGTATAGCTCATAGATTTTGAAATCTCCTGTAGTCTGGTCTCCGTTGATGAGGGTCGCCGGCTTGATAGCTCGACGCACTTTGACAGGCAAGGCTTCTTCGGCGATCTCTTCCTTGACAATGATAACGAGCGGATTACCGTCAGGATCGCGTTGTACGACGTAGTTTCTCAGTGAGTAAACTTTCATACCATCCGGTTTGATATAGAGAAGGACGTTACCTGCGATAATGAGATGCGTCATTGCCGAGTAGAGCTGTGTTCTGTCTCCCGTACCTTCAATAAGACCTGTCGTCTCTGTCTCAATACGGGAAAGGCCGGAGTTGACCTCTGTAAGCATGTCGCCTTTGTTGCTCTGCGCTGCCTCTTCAATGATTTTACGGGCGACTCTGAGACGAAACATGGGACGGTTGGGGGGCATGAGCACCATGATAAGTTTTGAGGCTAGATTATGCACTCCCTCAGCACCGACAGACTGATATACGGATTCGAGTGTCTGTCCCTGTGTACCGTCAGCTTTTACATACCACGGTAATGTCTGTTCTGAGACTTTTTCCGCGCGGTTCAAATAAGCGGTACGGGAACTCGCGAGCTCGTCATACCACGATTTAAGGTCTCTCTTATACCGGGATATTGAGGCCACTGCCTGAACCTCCTGTACCTAGATCGGAACGGTAATTATCCAGACCTGACGCTTTATTCTTTGTCTGCTTTCGCTCGTTCTGTTTGGTTGAAGTATCTTCTTTAAGAATAACCTCTTCCGGTGTCGCTTCCGGCGCGGGCGGCGCTTCCGCTGCCTTTACCGTATTATTGCTGCTTCCTCCTAGACAGATGGTGATGCACTCCTTTCTTTATCGTTAGGTTTCATCGTTCTGCACCGCCGCGCTCTCTTCAAGGTAGCGTATACAGTGCTGGATTCCCGCGCGGAAGGCTATTGTCTCCGGGGGAATGACTCTTTTCTCATAATCCGCGTGTCCGGGTAGGCGTTCGGGGAACACCTCTTTGAGCTCGCGGATGAGAATAGGGGAGATGTAGGATTTCATGAGGGTTTCTTTATCCTTTCTTAGGTGGCGGGTTTCATTTTGCTGAGTGACACCAACGCTTTTCAGTCATTACATTTCACACTCTTTACAGCGTACCGGGGCTTCTGTAAGTACCTGCGAACTCCGACTGCCGTCTCTATACACCGTCGTACCTTTACAGCCTCTCTCCCACGCCATTCTATAGGCGGCGATTACGTCGTCTACTGTAGCGTCGTGCGGCATGTTGATGGTCTTGGAAACAGCAAGGTCGGTGTATTGCTGAAAGGCAACCTGATGTCTGATGTGCCACACCCACGGTATTTGATATGCCGTCTTGGTAATGGTCTCAAGCTGTTCGTCGCCGAGGGACTTGTCCGCGACAAGGGCTTCGTAGTAGGGGTTGTATATCTCTTTTTCAACAATCGTGCCGTCACCGAGGGTCACTTTACGGATGTGATAGTTGGCAAACACAGGCTCTATACCGGATGAGCAGCCCGCAAGGAGCGAGAGTGTGCCGGTGGGCGCGATGCAGGTGACGGTGGCGTTGCGCCAGAAAGGATCTGTGGCGCTTCTCGGCCTGAGAAGGTACGGGGACGGGCCTTTATCTCTTGCAAGGTTGATTGTTTCGCGCCACGCCGTTTCACTTATGAACAGCATGATGTCGCGTGCTAATTCTACCGCCTCGTCACTGTCGTAGGGTATTCTAAGTTGATAGAGCATGTCGGCCCAGCCCATGACTCCGAGACCGATTTTACGGGTCTTTTTTACGGCTGCTTCTATTTCCGGAAGCGGGTACTGGCTGACGTCGATTACATTGTCGAGGAAGCGAACGGCAATCCTGACAATGTCTTCAAGTTTTGTCCAGTTCACTTTCCCATGTCTGACCATATGGGCGAGGTTGATGCTGCCGAGGTTGCAGGCTTCGTCAGGCAGTAAAGGCGATTCACCGCAGGGGTTTGTCGCCTCTATTTTTCCGAGTTCTGGGCATGGGTTGTCACTGTTGATGGCGTCGAGAAATACAACGCCGGGGTCGCCGCTTTTCCACGCATGTTCAGCTATTTTGCGAAGCAGAGCCGCCGCAGAACTGGCAGGGTCAAGAACGGCGCGGCGCATGAACTCGTCGGTGAGACCGACGCTGAGGTTGAAGTTTGTTATTTTGCCCTCTTCGTCTTTGCAGGATATGAACTCTTCGATATCCGGGTGGTCACAATTCAATATCGCCATGTTTGCGCCACGACGCATACCTCCCTGTTGTATTACCTCGGTGGAGAGGTCGAAAAGCCGCATGAAGGATACGGGACCGGAGGCGCGTCCATTGGTGCTGTTGACTGTGCTGTTTTTCGGCCTGAGCTTCGAGAAGTTGAATCCTGTGCCGCCGCCCGTCTTGTGGATGAGCATCTGTTTGCGCAAGGCTCCGCAGATGGATTCCATCGAATCTTCAATCCCTACAACGAAACAGGCCGCGAGCTGTCCGTGTGGATAGGGCCGCCCGGCGTTCATCAGCGTGGGGCTGTTGGGAAGGAAGTCCAGGTCGGCCATGATGGCGTAGTATTTGCTGGTCCAGTAGGTGCGGTCTTCGGGTTTTTCCGCAGAGGCTATATGTTTGGCGACGCGGATCAACATTTCCTGCGGGGTCTCGGTCACGTCGCCCTCGGCGTCGCGCCAGAGGTAGCGGTCTCGGAGTATGTCGAGGGCGAGGGGTGAGAAGTTGGGTTGTTTGAGT